AGTACGATTGACTTTAACTTTCTTTCCATGTAACTCATGACCTTTCTTGTTCACTACACGAGTTGATCCCATCGGGTGTGGGTTCTTTGCTTCATCAACTTGCTCGACAGATTCGTTCTTGCTGTGTGTCCAACCTCTTGCCTTCAATACAAGGTGGGTCGCTTTGCTATCTGCGCGCTTCGTCTCGCCTGTGTCTGGATGGAACATATCATGGGGTACAAACTCGTCAGCAGACTCATACCTGTTCGAGTGCTTGCTGTAACCACGCTTGTCGTCTTTCTTACGGTCGCGTTGGACAGTTGCCTTGTTGAAAGTTCTCATGTGTTTCGCAACTGGGTTGCCTTTGTTTGACGGTGGTGTGCTTTTATCTTTCATGGGTTGCCTTTGTAATTTAGTGTAACTTCTTTACCCTGATATGTTGCTTCGGTGAACTCTTTAAACGACTTCATGCCCGTCTCATTTGGCGTCAACTTCTTTGCTCGACGAACAGAGGCATCCGTGCCCCACTCATGCTTACATGGATCATACTGATCTGATTTCTTGTCCGTCTTTTTTCGCATTTATCTTAACTTCTTCAACTCAAGTTCGTGGTGCTTGACTTTCTTCTTATCGAAGAACCGTGTACCCTTCAAGGCATGCAGTTTCATAAGAGCATCTTGATGAAACTTCTTATCTTCTTTGCCCTCATTAAACTCTCTGAACCTTATCATACTACACCTTTATTGTTGTGGTTGTATTTATATATACTAATCATCAACATACTGTTCTGGGAATTGTGCTCGATGAGCGAGATTCATGAGTTCCTCAGTAGTAAATTGTTGTACGGGTGTGTCATCGGGATAGGAAACGACGGTCATATCATTCAAACCGAACGCTGCGCTTCCTATTATTACCCATCCAAAACCTGCTGGTCTAGTTATCATGCTGTGCCTCCGTCGGCAATAATCCAACCATAAGTGTCCACCAGCGTCTGTCGCGCTGCTGCTGCTGCGCCACCAGCAGTATATGTACTGCCACCAAACTTTACGTTATCTACATCAAACGGTGCTTGCGCTGCCCATGCAATTAACAAGGCATCGTATGTTGCGGTCGACATTTTTGCGGGTGCATCAAGAAAGCGATTGTCGAGAGAATTAGAACTATTTAAAGATGATATATCCCATGTCTCTATTCCAGAAAGGTCGACAATATTGTCGAGATCTCTAAACATACTATTCATAGACTCTGCACTCGATGTATCAAGATTCGACACATCTACAGTAGTTAATGCTGACGGTGCGAGCGAGGATCTAAAGAATGCGTTAAAATTTGTGATGCCACTTGTGTCAAATCCAGAACCAGAAAAGTCGACATTGACTAACAGAGGGCAGTCGCGTAAAAATTCTTGCATTTTGTTTCCAACCATATTCATCGTAGTTGAACCTACGGTGAAGTCTGTTAGGTTACTGCAACCCTTGAATCCTCTTTTCAGGTTTCTCCAGTTTACATTACCCAACTGAAGAACCTTCTTGATTTTATCTTTGCTTACGGCATTGCCACCAAATCCGAGTCCTGGAAAACTTCCTGTAATGCGAACAGTATACTCGCCAGCAGTAGCATAAGTGTGTGTAAGACCAGAATCATTGAATGCGGTTACTGTTGTGTTGGCAGTACCGTCACCCCAATCAATGACTGCATTGACTGTTCCTATATTTCCTCCTATACTGGACATATCACATGGCCATGTAATACTTTCTCCGTCTGCTGTAGTTTCCCATAAAGTTTTGAATGATAGGTCGGGGTCGACCTCATCATATAATGCGCCTTGAGCATCCCAGAAATTCTTGCTGAGTTCGCCCATGTCTTCGCTCGTAGAACCCTTCCTTCGAACTCGGGTGTACGTTGAGAATATGCCGTTGACACGAATGCCGCCAGATTGTTTTAACCACAAAGGGCGCATTCTACTCTTTGGTCCTGGATCTACAGGTGAGTCGTTATACTCCCAATGGGGATTATTTGGGATGTCTCTCCACGCCATTTACGGTCTATCCTTGTATTGTGAATGTAATCTTTCAACTATTTATACAATTCACAATTTAGGATAGACACAAGGGGGAGTTTAGATTATGAACCAGTTTGTACCATTGCTTACGATAGTCACAGACTCCCATTGGGCAGAAAGAACTTTAGTTGCATTACCATCAATCGTCTCTGCTGCATTAGCATCGAGCGTGACTGTGTTGGCAGCAGCAGTTTTCTTAACTATAAACGTCTTGCCTTGATTAGCAACTGCTGTTGGGAGAACAATTGTAATCGAATTACTTGTTGTGTCCACGATAAAGATGCCATCGTCGTTTGTCGCAGTGGCATTAGTGATTAAGTTTGTGACAGTATAGAGGGCAAAAATCTGTTCGAAGTTTGAATTCATTTTCATCCCAGCAGACCGAAGAGTGTCACCGTTTCCGTCGTTTCCAGTTTGACCAAGGTTCAGTAATTGTACGAGCATGGGTATATTCCTAATTGATTATTTGATTCGTGATGCGAATGGGGTTATTCTTTTCTTCATCGCTTTCTGAAGACCAGCATTCTTTGATGCGTTTACTGTGGCATATCGTTTCTTGCCGCCACGGACAGGGTTTGGTATAAACTCTGCGCCAGTTGGTGCAGGGATAAACTCTGCGCTTGACGGTATGTCGCTTCCTTCCTCGACTTTCTCAACTGCGTCCAACCATTTACGCTTAAACGTCTCTTCGCCCAGTTGGACTATTATATAGTTGCTACCGAGGTGTGTTATAATACCGACTTCGTCAGACTCCCTGACAACCACTTGGTCGCCCAGTTCAAACAGTTCGCCTTTGACAAACTTCTCTCGAGTCTCTGATACTGGTTCCAGTTCAACGTGCCGACTGAATACTGTATTCTCTTTGAGTCCCATACCTGAGCGCACATCCATGTAGAGTTTCTTGGCGTCCTTGTTATTCATGCCACCCAGACCCTGCGAGAAATCAGCAAAGTTGTTGTCAGCAGCATGCTTACGCATCTTAGATGCCGACATACCATCAACTCCATCTGAATCTGGATCACGTTCACCAGCAGAGACGATATTGATTGACTGGAAGTTATAGAAACCGTGGTTGCCCTTCACACCATTGTACTTGTCGAGCAAGGTCTTGAACTCACGGACTCGGTCAGAACCAACAACCATAGTGACGGTCTTGAACCCTTGGTCGTAGAGATACGATGCTGCGTCAAATGGAGTGCGGACTTTCTTGTTCACGATAATCCTTCGCGCGTGTCTCGGGAACATCTTACGAGCGTGCTTGACTTTATCGGTGTATGATAGTGGGTTCTTCTTGGCGTCTTGCGACTGAGACAAGAATACGAAATATGGGTTCTTACCAGATGCCTTGCCGAGTTTGTCGAGAAGTTTCTCGTGCCCGACAGTCGGTGGGTTCATACGACCGAATGTGAAGTATGCTGCCTTGCCGTCTTCAATAAGGTAGTCTTTGAATGATATAGGCATCTTACTTGTCGTCCTTACCTTTGTTTGCTTTGCGTTCTCTGTCCTGCTTGCGTATCGCTGGAATCATTTTCTTGGCCAGACGCGCAATGACTGCTGACTTCTTTGCCAGACGCTTTTCAATATCAGTCCGTCGAGAGAAAGACAATTCATCTTTGCCCGCACCCTTGGTCAACTTCTTCATCATTACAATTCTTGCTTGCCTGTTAGCGCGTTTCTTGACAGTGTCCATGTTAGGCGTTCTGCGCGCAGCACGTTCGCGACCAATCTTCATACGATTCTTCATCTTCTTCATGCGAAGAGATGCTTTGATTCTCTGTGAATGCGTGAGTGCCTCATCAGTCTGTTCGACCTCTTGACTCTCCATAAACTCTATTAACGACTTCGGCATTCTACTTCCTGTTAGTATTCTCCCAACCCTTGAGGATATCAGGAGAGAAATTGTTGTACGAGAATTCCATACGGTTGACCAGTTTGACAGCACCACCACCCAGTTTGTCTATAACGACAAAACCTTCTTGGTCAGTTACTCTATAACCTTTCTTGGTCCGTACAAAAGCATCGATTCCCGCTAACTTGCTCATTCTATTTATAAGGATCAATTTCGCTAATACTATTTTCTTTTGCAATTCGAACATTTGTATTAGTGCAGCAGTGTTACCTTTCGAGAAGAACTTCAACAGCAGGTTCAACTTCTGCTGTTGTGCCTTCTTGCCTTTCTCTGACTTACGCTTGCTGATCTCTTTGGTGTATTTAGTAGTCAACCAAGATTGTAGTTTGAGGACGTGAATCTTGCTATCAGGCAGAACTGTACCTGCTCGGACAAACGTGTTGTTGTATTGCTCGATCAATTGGGGCAACTCGGGGTGCGCTTCCAACTCACGGAGCACACCACCTGAAATCTTGCGGAATATCTTTCCTGCGTCCTTGAGGTATGCGTCCACCTTCTTGGTGTTCTCAGCAGTCATGGTCGCTGTTCCGCTGAAATCGCGCAGCATGGCATCCTGTGACCAAATCTTCTTGGTCTTCTTCAGACGCTTCACGTCCACGCCATAAGACGCTGACATATTCTCGAATGAGTCGCCTTTGTATGTGGTGTGCCACACGATACCGATCTGCGCATCACGCACTGCCTTCGCTGCTGCGTCCTTATATGGGATTGCGTACACGAGTGTGTTCGGGTGGAATGTGGTGTATTTCTCACCGTCTATCCGAGTCGCCTCAACATCCGAGGCACTGAACAGGAAGTCGCCTTGTATGACACCTTTGATGCCAAGTAGTGGTAGCAACTCAAGAGCAGCATTCATCTTCTGGTTGAGGTCACCCGAGGTGTCTGCATCAACGTCTGCTTTGGTCTTATATACTTTGGGGTTCTTGTTGAAGATACCCTTCTTGGCGACAAAGAATTTGCCATCCGATGGATCTGTTCCAGCGAATATTGCTGGTGCGCCATCCCACTTCACTGAGACGTCACCTTTGTGTTTCCCGTGAAGCATGTTGCGCAATGAGACCAGACCAGCGATTGCTTGTCGAGTCCCGTCAACTCCACCATAGAGGACTTTGTCCTCGATGTGGGTCATGTGAGTATTCTTGTCACCTGCCATCTACATACGCTCTATGATTGCAGCGATCTCATCGACCACCTTGGTGTCACGGATTGTTGCTTCTGTTTTCTCACGATACTTGACTGCGTTCCATCGCGCCAGTGCCGCTTCATTGTGGGCACGTGACTCGTATCCTACATCCAGATCGACTCCGAGTGCTTCTGCTTCTTCTAAACTCATTTTCATTTCAATTCTCCATTATCATCAAATTCCATCGTACCTTCAACCAGTCTGCGACATACCTCTTGCGAGACTGCTGTGGTTCGCCTAGACACGGATGCTTTAGTGTCGTGCATCCACCGCATATTCCGCGTTCGCATTTCTGCTTCATATGCGTTATCACGCATAGTGGCCAGTTCTTGGTTGCTAATTTCTTTCAGGTTCAACATATTCATTTCTCCTCAATTCAGACTATATTATCTCGCAAATTGAGTACAAAAGCAAGTTCCGATAAACCTAATAGAATCAATGACTTACGGTAGGAGGCGAGAGACGCCCTCTCGCGCCCTCGAGAGGACTCCTTCGAGTCCCTTCCCCAGCGTATCCGTGACCCTCGAAACGCTCTCTCGCGTCCTCCTCGCGCCTCCCGAGAGGAGAAATGAGGAGAAATAGGGAAACTTGAATGGAATCAACAGGTTAT